TTCAATAGTTAATCCATCATTCCAAACTTTTCTTTCACCATTCTTATATTGTTCTCTACGAGTTTTAGATGAGTTATCTATTGCCTTTTGGTTATGTCCCCAGTTATTTTTTATTCTTGCTATGTGCCCCTGTCTATATTCTCTAAAACCATGTCCTATCCAATTGGTTTTCTCACCACAACCACATTTACAGGTTGGATATTCACCATTCAAGTAAAATTTAACATAAAAATCTTGCGATTTAATTTTATGAGTTCTACCGTTATGTTTTCTTAACGAATCATATGATTCAAACTCTCTATTACAATTACACTTAAACACAATCACTTAAAGTAATACTTTAATCAAAATTGTAAAATCGCGTAGTCATATCTCAATGTAAGAGTTACATCAACGGGATCAGTTGTATTTGACCAATCCAAATCACCAAAAGTAGCGTTGGTAATCCAAGTACCTTTAAGCGTCCATTCTTCAACTTTATCACCTACAGGACCAAGAACGTTAATAGTTACATCCTTCTTATAGAAATCTGTATATCCATCACGACCTGTTACTGATTCATGCCCTAAACGAATCCATTCCATACACGCCTGTGCTGCTGATGGGACTACCGGATCATAAAGAGTAATTTCAAGTTCTTCCCACGCTCCCTTTCCTTTAACATATCGTTTTACGTTAATGTGATCTAATTCTATTGTTTCAAATGCAATTGTAGGTCTATTCGCAGTCTTAATAAGGTAAGCTGGAATACCCTCAATGTACATGATGTATCTGTTCTTCGTTTTTGGTTCAAACGGAGTGAACATTATTTCTGACGGGTCTAATAGCTCTGGCATCTCTTGTCTCCAATTAAATTTTATTTTCTTCTACTATAAATATCAAATTTCTAAAAAATCATTATATTCATTTTTCATAGTTTTATAGAAGTTTTTAATTTCTACTCATATATAAATATAACAAACAACAAAAAACTCCTCAAAAAATTAAACTATTAATTCATATTTTAATTATACACAATTTTTCTATTTGAGTTGACCGGGCTTTATTAGAGCATGCTCTATCACAAAATAATTTATTTTCTGGTATTTCTTTTTTACAATATTTACATAAGTTATTCATATTATCATCTATCCTACACTAATTATAACTATAATTATAGGTAAATTACAAAAACTACCTAATTAATTTAACTTTTTTGTATAAGAAACAAAAAACCCCAAATATAAAATCTGGGGTTTCTCTTTAACTGCTGTTTGATTTATAGTTTTAACTTGGGAAAACCGCTCCTGTTGGTAAAACGCTGAAGTCCAAAACAATAAATTCTGCCGTTCGAGTTGGTTGGATAAAAATTTGTCCTACCAACTGGTTTCTGTCGACTACATCAGGAGTATTATTACTGTCATCCATAACTACCTTAAATGCTGATAAACCACTGTTTGCCTGTACTGATTCTAAGAACGGATTCACAATGTTCAAGAAACGATTTCTCGTCGCACTTGTATTTTGTTCGAAAACCAAGTATCTACTTGAACTTGCAATGAACTTCTTCAACTTGATTAACAATCTACGAACATTCACACGATCAAGTGCTGATGGTCTTGCTTGGAGTGTTTTTTGTCCCCAAACTACTACACCTTGACCTGGGAATGAAGCGATTGGATTAACTCTATCTTCATAAAGAGCATCTCTTTCTTCGTGAGTCAATCGTGTTTCAGCTTGTAATACCGTTGTCAATCCACCACGATTCAAACCTGCTGGTGCGAACCATTCGTGTGCTACTTTATCTGTGTAAGCTATTACACCAGGTAACACTACTGAAGGTGGAACCCAAACTGGAAGTGCTGTATTCCTATCAACAATCTTTACCCAAGGGTAATAAGTTGCTGTATAATTACTATCAAGTGAAGTAATCGCGTTTGTTGCAGTTGATATGGAAGCACCCTTAATTGTACAATCTAATACATAAAATGCATCGCCACGCTCTTCACATTTGGCAATTGCATAATTCGTAATTTTACTATGTAATCCGTGAATAATACCAGGTGTTACCAACATATTGATATCAAATTCATCAGGATTACTGATTGCATTAATTGCTTTCTTATAAGCAGTTGAACCAGCAGTTGATGAAGTTGAACAATCAAATCCTTGTGTATTTGTATTCACAATATCAGCTCCTGTGTATTTAGGTGCTGCTGGATTTATACTATCGAATCCACCTTGAAATGGAACAACGAACTTTCTCTGTTTAATATGAGAAAGTGTAAGTGTTACCTTTTCAGTTCCATCCGAATAAGTATCAGTACCATATCCATGATTGCCAGAAGTTGTACCGTTAAAATCCTCAATACTCATACTGACTTGTGAACCAGATCCAAATGAATTATGTGGTGCTAAATACTGCCTTGCATCTATATTTGAATAATCATGTCCATAAGGTACATCATCATCATATTCATTTGATGCATTTGACTGTGAAGCTTTAAATGCCCATACTGGTACAGATGAATCATCACTACCAAATGGATTCATAATTGCTTTATGTCCCATTGGAACTACCGTTACTGGTAATTCTCTATTAGATATTGCTGAATAATCAGATACATAAATATGTTTAGACAGATTTGGCCAATCACCATTATAAGTGAGTTTACCATCTGAATCTATTGTTACATACCTATCACCAATTCGTCTTGCAAAGAAATTAGTACTTGTAGGATTAAAATTCAAATTATCCCATTGTTCTATTGGATTACCCTTTAACAGGTCATTGTTAGACATATTATCATCCAATCCAGTTTCTCTTAATTGAACTGAAAATGAACCAAAATCACTACCTGCAATTGTACCTGCTTTCTTAATATTCAAAATAACAATCTTAAATTTGTTATTTACATCACTACCATGTGAACGAGAGTTAACTTTAAATAAATCATATCTACCACCATTAATCAACTGTGATTGAATTTCTGGTGTTACTGCATTTTGATATGTTATTCCTAAACTCAAAGTTCCATCTACTACAGATACGGTATCACCTGATGAATATCCTTGGCTACTTTGTGCATATTTAAAGTTCTTATACAAATATGATGATACAGTATTTTGACCAGACTTTTGAACTTGTGCATCTGAACTAAATACTTCATCAATATATGTATATCCAGTAGGTATAGTACTTCCTGTATTAAATGAAATTTTATATACATTCTGTGAACCATCTGCTGTTAAACTTTTTTCACCCCAATTACTACCACTAAGTGTTAATGTAGCTGCGTCCCAATTACCAGTAATAGTACTTCCTTCTAAATCTGCAGTTCCATCTGAACCACCACGAGATGGTGCTAATAGTGCAACTGTTTTACCACCTGTTGCTGATGCTCCACCTGCAAGAGTGGTAGTTGTACTACCAGATTTAAAAGTAAAACTATTTGCTGCCGTACCTGCACTGGACCCACTTATCGAAATAGTTGATGTTGTTCCTATTTGAGCTACAGTAACACCCGTTCCCGATACATTACCTATCTCTGTTACCAAGTTTGCAATACCGGTACTACCAGTCGCTGCTAATGAACTACTTCCTACGAAAAAGTATGTATTTCCAACATCATCTGGAACTGGTTCATTTGATGCTACAAAATTATAAGTCGTTGCGCCACTACCAACAATTGTAAATGTATCACCATCAGACATATCTGTAATGTGAACTGATGCTGATGCGTATGTGGCCGATGTTGCGGTTCCTACCTTAATTGCAAGACTATCAACTGAATAACCGGCTGTGTTTAACACACGAATTATTGTTACAGTTCCTGCACTTCTTAAATATTGTTCTACCGCGTACGGTGTGTAATAATTTGAGACTCCATTTTTATCGGAGGTAGACCCAAACATTTCTTCAAACTCAGGAAAATTACGAATAACTGTTGGAACAAATGCTGGACCTTTTACGGTTGGTCCAATTATTGCTGCTCCAATGTTTGCAATTCCTTGAGGTAGAAATGATAAATCCCGTTCCCTGGTGAAAACACCCGGACTTACAATCCTTTCGCTCATGTTATTTCCCCCATATTAGATTTATTATACATTATTATTCTCCTAATTTAATATTAAAGTTGATGAAACCATGTCAGTTATTCAATAAATTGACAACATTTTCTTTAGAAATATCACTCTCCAAAATGAAGTATAGACTAAAAAAATATCTAACTATAAATATAACCTAAACCACTCAAACGATTAGTTTAGAGGAGATTATTTTAAGTAGTTTCTTTTGTTACTTCTGGTGTTTCTGTAGCTGTGAAAACCCCTGTTGATGGGTCTAATGAACCTGGTCCATACTTTTTATTCAAATCATCAACTAACTTTCGTTCTGATTCTTGTACACCAACATATTCAGATTCTAATTGAACTTCTGAAGATTCTAATGAATCAAGTTGTTGTTGAACTAATAATCGTTGAACTTTTAATTGCCCAAACTGAAGTTGTTTTTGTTGATATGAACTTTGTAAGTCTTGTAAAGATTTTAATTCATCTTCTGTAAACTTTGTTTCTTTATTTTCGGTCATAACTTTACTCTCCTATTGTTGTTTTAATATATATATCAAGTAAAATTACTTAATACACTTTTTTCTTTAATTCTTCTATTTCTTCTTTTAATTCTTTTACAGATTCTATTAATAGTGGGACTAACCGTTTGTAGTCAACTCCCAAATAACCACTTTTTCTTTCTACTACTATTTCTGGAACTACCTTTTGGACTTCTTGTGCTATAACCCCTACATCATGCCCTCGTTCTCTTGCCCATCCTGGAGATTTATCATTCCAATCAAATTCTACACCCCTAATCTCACCTATCTTATCTAATGAACCTTGTATAACTTGTATATTGTCTTTAAGTCTTATATCAGATGAATTATATGCTACAACATCACCATCTGCTAATACATCTTCACCAATATGTGCATCTTTAGCAATAACTAAATGACCAAACGAACCAGTTGAAGTTGATGAACCACTTACATTACCATCAAAGATGTTATTATCTACTTTAGAACGAAAATAACCATCTTCTCCATGAAAAATAAAATATGACGCGTTTGATATAGTATCACCGTCTGCACCTATTGCAAAATTAAAATCATCCCCTTCAAATAAAACACCGCTTGTTGCATCCGAAGGAGTTACATGAAGAGCCGTACTCGGGTTCGTTGTCCCGATGCCGACCTTGCCTACAAATCTACTTACTCCAGCACTATAAACTCTACCAAACGAACCAGTTGAAGTTGATGAGCCACTTATGTGACCGCTTGCTGTTACATGATTTAAATGGGCTGAACTGCCCGATACTACTACTCGTTTCCATGCTGGCATTTATTTTCTCCTTATTGCGGTTGGAAATCGGTAATACCGACCCACTTCTCACCACCCTGCCGAGGGATGAGCCAACAATTAAGTATTATGTTCTACAATTAACTTGTATTCTTCTCTCAATTTATATGTTACTTGCATTACCTTCTGTAATTCTGAACCTTTATGTTCTGTATTTGCAAGTAAATTTAATAAAAATTCTATCTCTTGAATAGATAGTGGATGAATATAAGCTTTACCTTCTATTATTTTAACACCACCTTTAGCGTTTAGTGCCATATTTGTAACCTCTTATTTAGTGTTATGCGTAAATCCAGATTTCACTGTCGTTTGTATCAACGTATATAGTTCCAACTCCGTTTGTTGCTCCACCATAAACAGGAGCACCTTGACTATCTCCAGCACCAGTTCCGGTTTCAATTACACCAACATAAGCATCTGGGACTAAAGCTGTAGC